AAGTATCACGTTACCCTACAATCTGGTAGGGATTTTATTATGAATTCACCTTACAACTCAACCATTCCAGATGAAGCGTATTCATTAGCTTATGATGCTATGGACGAGGCTGCATTAATGGATGATTACCTAGAAGACGTGGAGCTTATCGATGCCTAAAAAGAAAAAGTACTTCCCTAACAATTGGAAGGAGTATCATTCAGCACCAACTGAGTGGTTTGAATCGTTACCATTTGAACAGTTCATGGACTGGAAGATTGCTGGTTGGCAGTTACCTTCATCGGTAGAATGTATTATCCGTGAAGAGAACCTGGAGACTGGTAAGTTTACAGAATATGTTTATTCACGACCACACGCAGCTCAAAAGAAAGTCCGTGCTATCATGGATGAAGGTGTAAGCACTATCACTTTAGTTAGTGATGAGGGTATACACTACCTTGAGCCTAAATACTTATTGGAGGACACTGATGGAACAGATTGAAGACATATATAGTTATTATACACTAGCGTTGGATCGGATTCCTTTAGACCATCCACATTTTAATGAGATTAAAACGTTATTAATTGACCAAGTTAACGATGACTTAAGCGATTATGGCACAACCTACCACGTCACAGATTGATGAACAGGTAGAACTAGAACGTAATCAAATTAGCCAAGGACTTAAGAGACTACGAGATAGTACTATTAAGTTGGAGGATAAAAGTTACGCATCAGCTACTATTTATGGTATAACTTCTATTGATACTTTACTACCTCTCTTAGTACAGAGGATAGAGAAGACCAATAAACGTATACATGAAGGGAAGTATGGTGCAGCTTTCAAGGACATACACCGTTATTTAAACACGCTTGAGCCATTAGCTGCTGCTGCTATTGCATGTAAGCTTACCTTTGATAAAGTCTTTAGCTTTAAAGAAGGCAGCAACCTAGCCACTAACATTTGTGACGCTATAGGCAGTGCAATAGAAGATGAGTGCCATATGAGACACTTTGAGGAGCACGCTCCAGGTTTACTGCATACACTGAAGAAGAACTATTGGCACCAAGCTATAGGTACTCATCAGAAGATTACGGTTATCCGTACATTGATGAACAGATATCAGGTAAAGCAGTGGCAACCTTGGGGACGTAGTATACGTGTTAAGCTAGGTGGCTGGTTACTTGATTGTATTATGGAAGCTAGTGGAGGTTGGTTTTATAAACTACCTCTTAGAGAAGGTAGGAAAACTACTATATATGTAGTACCTACGCCTGAGTTTCTAGATATCAAAGATGAGTTGATGGCTAATGCTGAATTGTTTGCACCTCTGGCCTGGCCAATGCTAGTACCACCAAGGGATTGGACCAATGAAAGCAGAGGCGGCTACATCTTAAATGAAGTCATGGAAGGTTACGACCTAGTAAGGCGTGGCGATCCCTTCCGTATACAGGGAGAAACTCCACTCGCCTTCTTAAATAAAATACAGAAGGTTGGGTATAAATTAAATAAATTCACAGTCAATGTTGCTGAGAAGTTACAAGGTTCTGGTATAAGTGTTGGGAAATTCCTCCCTATAATTCACTACGATTTACCACCTAAACCAGTAGACATAGCTGAGAATAAGGACTCCCGTAAAGCTTATAGAAGAGAAGCAGCTGAGGTTATGAATAGACAAGCGGCAGAGTTTAAACGCTCGTGTCGTACTAGAATGACTATGCAAGCTGTAGAGAGGTTTAAAGATGTGGAGAGGTTTTATATACCTTGGTCTTTTGATTATAGAGGTCGGGCTTATCCTATCCCCTCATTTCTTACACCTCAAGACACTGACTGGGGCAAGTCACTGATAAGATTTGCTGATGAGTCGTATGTCGATGAAGCTGCCACTAAATGGTTATCCTTCCAAGTTGCTACTACTTATGGTCTTACTAAAGCCACAATGGCCGAACGGTTAGAGTGGACTATTAATAATATAGATTTAATTAGTAGAATAGCTGAAGATCCTATTGATAATTTAGGAGATTGGGAAGGTGCTGAAGAACCTTGGCAATTTTTAGCAGCATGTGATGAATACTATCATTGTGTTATTAAAAAGGATCGAGGTACTACCGGGCTATGTGTAGCCACAGACGCTACATGTAGTGGTCTACAGATCCTCGCAGGATTAGCGAGAGATAAAAAGACAGCACAACTCGTCAATGTGCTGCCTGCTGATAGGCCACAAGACGCATATGAGGTTGTAGCTGGTGTAGCCAAATGGAATTGTCCTAAACACATACAACAAGTAATGGATAGGAAGGTGGTCAAAAGGACCGTCATGACAATTCCTTACAATGCAAAACCTTATTCAAATAGATCATACATCAGGGACGCATTAGCGGAGAAAGGTGTAGAGATTGATAAGGATGATCTAACTATTACTGTCAAAGCGGTTAGGGATGCCATGCATAATGTCGTGCCTGGCCCTATGAATGTAATGAAATGGATCGAGGACGAGGTATCTAAGCTTATTAAACGTGGTGCTACTGAATTAGAATGGGTCACACCATCTGGTTTTGTAGTCAGTCAGCGGATAATGAAAAAGAAAATAGAAGTCTTTGACTTACAATTACTTGGTCGTTGTCAGCTTAAAGTAGCCACACAAGATAAAAATGAGGTAGATTTAGCTAGGCATAAAGCTGCTACTGCACCTAATCTCATTCACAGTCTTGATGCTTCGTTATTACATTTAGGTACTATTCGTTTCAATAACCCAATAGCTTTAATTCATGATTCAGTATTATGTAGAGCTACAGATATGGATGAACTCTCTGCTATAGTGAGGGAAACATATATGTATTTATTCGCTGAACATGATTACTTAACCGAGTTTGCTGCTCAAATAGGGGCAGAAACTGAACCACCGATTATTGGTGACCTTAAACCGGAAACCGTAATTGATTCCACATACTTTTTTTGTTAATGTTACAATCCCACTATTCATTATTTGATTCATTCTTTGCTCCTACTAGAGTGCTAGTGGTCTCTGAAGAGAGGCTGCAAGCTGCTGAGAGGGAAGCCAAGCAGAATCAATTAGATGCAATTGATGCTCGAATTGACGAGCTGACTAAATATAGAACCTCCCTATATGCTGAATTAAAGATTGAACCTGCTAAAGTTAACGAAGTTAATGAGAAGCCAGGTAAAGATCTTGATGCATTAGATGGAGGGACTCACGATGGCTAGGGTTATTCATAAGACAGATACCGTTGCGTTAGAAGGTTTCCAAGCTATACTATCGCCTAGTAAATTTGGTTACTCTTTAGCTGCTGTTGTCGGTACTGATACCATTGAAACGTTGGAAGCAGAGCGAGCTGAAGTCCTTAAATGGGCTGAGTCTAAGCTTAAGAATCCTAAACGTAGTACACTTAAACCCGAACCATGGGAAGAGGTGGCAGATGGTAAATATAAAATTAAATTCTCTTGGAATGAAGAGAAGCGTCCTCCCGTGGTAGACACGGAGGGATCGTTATTAACAGATACTAAAACACCGCTTTATGGAGGATCTACTGTTAGACTTGGTTTTTATCAGAAGCCTTATATCCTCAGAGATGGAGTTACCTATGGTAGTTCTCTCAAGTTGGTTGGTGTACAGGTTGTCTCAGTAAAAGGCGAGGCTGGCGTTGATACAGGCGATTTAGACGCTGCGGAAGTAGCTGAACTATTCGGATCAACGTCAGGCTTTAAAACTAGTGACCCTAATGTCACACCATCCTCTGATGCAGAAGAAGAAGACTTCTAAATTTAGATCAGGCTTAGAGAAGCAGGTCGCTGACCTACTCTCTGAGCTTGGTGTATCCTATGAATACGAATCGAAAAAGATATCTTATGTTATACAGCACCATTATACACCTGATTTTATACTCCCTAATCATGTTATTTTAGAGTGTAAAGGTTATTGGGATGCTGCTGATAGGCGTAAGATAAAAACAATAGTTAAGGATAACCCTGATATAGATTTAAGGATGGTGTTTCAAGCACCATATAATACAATATCAAAGAAGTCCAAGACAACATATGCACAATGGTGTGAAAACCTAAATATACCTTGGACTTCGTTTCATAATATACCACTCGATTGGTTAATATGACCGAGAATGAGTTCGTGAGGCATATACCTTGCGATAATTGTGGGTCATCTGATGGTAATTCTTTATACTCAGATGGCCACACTTTCTGTTTTGTCTGTCACAATAGAACAGGCGATAATGATGTTATTCACAGTGAACACGTGACCACTCATGTCCAACTCACAGGACAAGCCGAAAGGCTTAACAAAAGAAAATTATCTGAAAAGACAAACACCTTTTATCGCATTTTTCGTGATGGGAATACTTTACGGTTTCCTTAT